AAATCCAGGTGTTCACTCCCATAGTCTTATAGAACAGCATCACTGCCGCGTTCATACTATGGGCAAAGACAAGGTCACTGCGCGCAATCGCCATGCGTTGCGTAGTGCAGATTCCTTGAAGAAGGCAATCGCTCTCCTTCTTCAGCTAACTCGTTTCATAGAGACGTCCTTCGGGATTGCGTCTCTACCGGTCTGTTATAGTCCGGACGAGGTTACTGAGGAGAGTTTTTGCCGATTGCTGAAGAGCAGCAAGGAGTTTTCAGTGGGTCTCCTTGAGGACCCAGTCCACCATCCATGGTGGCAATGCGTTCGTCGGCTTTCCGCGAACGACCGCATGTCAATTGCCGGCTCACTCTTCCTCTGGAGGAAGTGCTTACCGGCTTCTTCTCCTGATCCTGAGTCCTTCATCGAGAGGGTCACCGGTGATACCGATGATCTTCCTCATAACTATCTTGCCCACGTTCGGAAGATAGTTAAGGAAAATTTTCCTCGAGGTTGGGACAAGGGATACCTTGGGCACGTGGACGTTGCCGTGCCTACCATTTCGTCCGTGAAGGAAAGCGGGAAGGGTAAAGGTGGTTATCGGGCCATGGGTCCGGATCGTGAGGAGTATGCTACTCGCTGCTGCGATCCAGATGCCAATTATGATGTCGATGATCATCTTAAATATATGGAGGCTCCCTGTGACGGTAAGATCAGGGCCGTTACCGTGATGGGCTCGTCTGCCCAGGTATTGAAGCCCCTCCATAAGACAATTTACGACCAACTTTCCTTACAACCCTGGCTGCTTCGTGGTGCAGCAAGACCAAGTTCCTTTCGCCGTTTCAAGAAGAAGAGCGGTGAGGTGTTCGTTTCTGGGGATTATGAATCGGCTTCCGACCATCTCCCCCTTAGCGTGGCCGAAGAGATCCTGTGGACTCTTTTTAGAAGATCTGTGAACATTCCAGGCGCTGTGAAGCGCGCGGCGTTCAAGATCCTCCACGCTAAGGTGGAAGTTGGGAGCCGGGTCATAAAAGTCACTCGCCAGTTGATGGGCAGTCTCCTTTGTTTCCCCCTTCTTTGCCTTCAAAACTATATCGCGTTCCGTTGGGAGTTTGACGACTCCGTGCCTGTTAAGGTCAACGGTGACGATATTGTTTTTAGGGCGCCGAGGGAGAGGTATGAAAGGTGGGCTGCCTTCGTCAGGCGGGTGGGTCTTAGATTGTCCCCCGGAAAGACTCTCGTTTCTTCGTCCCGATTCTCCCTTAACTCTACCTTCTTTGCTGCTCGCGCAAGGCGACAGCCGAGACTCATTCCGATCGTTAGGTGTTCGTCCTTTATGAGGCCGTGCACCCCGGGGTCTTTAAGAGGACTTTGGCGGAATGTTCAACAAGGTTGGAGTGGGAAGAGGAAGGAGGCGTTGGAAACTTGGTTCCTGCATGCGCGGAGGAGGGTGATACAAAAGAGCGGACGGTCGGTGGTTAGAGGGCTCGGCCTGCCCGTGTCGGA